GCTTCTAAAACACGGCTATTTTGCACATCTACAGGCCATTGATCGCCTGCTGCAAATCTCACATCATCTAAGGCTTCAGCACGATTATTGCTGTCTGAATCGTTACAAAGTCTTAAAAAATCTTTAGCTTCTTGGATTCTTCCATCGGATTGTGAGTCTGCAACGCTATCGTATGCCATAGAAATTCCTTATAGATTGGCTGATTTTATGCCAAGTGTAGCATTTATACAACGCATTTTAGCCCATCCAGCTTGCTGGCAGTTGGTAATTGGCTTTCTGTTTTGGCGCTTTTCTTGGCTCGTTAACCATTAGCCCGATGTATCTAAAGGCATCCGCTCCGTGGCTGTAATTGTCGTGCAATGGCTTTTGGCTAAATTGCTTAGTGTCAGGATCTACGTCATAACGATAATGGCGCAAGCATTGCAAGCCATCGTAACAGTTATTGCGATCAAACCAGCACTTATTAAAGATCATTCTGGCAGCGTTGATTGAATCTACTATTGGTGTACGTTCAATGACTCTAGTGTTATATCCCGCAGCTCTAACAATTTCTTCGATACTTCTGCCATTAGAAGATAATGTTTTATTCCCTGCATCATGAGGCAGCCAAAGAGTGTCGATAACATATCCATATTCTTGTATTTTAGCAAGATAGTGGGCTATTGTCTGCTGGGTGTTCTCGTAATAACGAATCAGTCTTGTTTCCATTCCAATAAACTGAACAAACCAAATAGCAGTAGCATCTGCCCAGCCCAAATCAAATACAGCATGAACAGGCTTAATTGGATCGTAGGGTACATTGGTTATTCTTCCATCTAGTTCTGCTAAATTCATTTCTTTAGCGAATATAGCACCATCTACTGTCTGGCGGCATAAACCTTCCCAAACTGTATTGTAAGCATCCCTATCCCTACTAAATAGGGCATCTTTCTCTAATTTGAGCGTATCAGGAAACCAGGGATTGTCTGACCAATTAACTTTGACAGTCTTGCAGTTTTGAGGCGGATTAACCACAAACCTCTGATACGTTTCATCGCTTTCGAGTTCTGGGTTAAATGTGACCCAAATTTCAGAGCCTTCTTTTCGGATCGTAGGTATGAGAATGTTCCATGAATTACGGCTGATTGAGGCACTTTCCTCTGTCCAACAAATGTCGACCCCTTCGTATGATTTGATGTTTGCCGTATTGTTCTTGAGCCCAACGAACGCAAACTCCGTTCCATTCTTCCCTCGGATGGATGTTTGAGTAACTTCATAAAAACTTTCTAACTTTAATTCTACGATTTGATCTGCTAATAGTTTATGAACAGATTGGCCTATCGAGTTTTGAAACTCACGGGCGCAAAGAACCCTAGTAGGTTTTTTAACGCCAAGCACAAGTAATGCCCTAGCGACACCCCAAGATTTAGCGCCTCCACGACCACCATAAAGCACCTTATAGCGCATTGGCTCAAACAAAAATGCAAGCTTATGTGGGAATTCAACGGCAGATAACGCTTCCCGAATCTCTGATGTGATTTCACTCACTTGGCTTTACAAACCTGACTTCAATAGCATTAATGATGGAATTACCTTCGCCATCTTCAAAGGTGTTTGTTTGGACTGCCTTGCCATCAACTCTGTCCATTACTTCCTTAACAGCCCAAGGCTCACCCTCAATAGCTGCATCTACCAGCTTCTCAGCAATAGCTCTAAGCTTTAACGCATCGTCTTGCACAAGAGCCTTACGCAACTGACCATAAAACAGTTTGCCTTTGGCAGCATTTTGGTTTCCCTTCATGCTTTCAGCAATCTTTTCGTTTTTTGCTAACTCAGTTGTCATGTTCTTGATTTTGTTGTTTTTTTACAACACTTACGATAATGAAATATCAGGCTCTTTAGGAGCTTCTTCTTTCTGCTCTACAGGAGGATTGGATGATTGGATCTGAGCTACTTGTGGTGCTGCTTGTCCATGAATCTTTGCAATCAATCCAGCTACATCAGCATAAGCTTGTTGGCTAATGTGCTTTAACGCTGCCTCTACTTCAGCGATTTCTAGATATAAATTAATCATTTCTTTTTACCTTTCTTAGCTGCTTCACGCTTTTCTGAGTATGCGATGGCAACGGCTTGCTTTACTGGCTTTCCAGCTTTTACTTCAGTCTTAATGTTTTCTTTAAACGCTTTGGCGCTTGTGGATTTTTTGAGTGGCACAGTTTTTTCCTTTCGAGTGGTTGCTTTTTTAAGCTGTGGTTTTTTTACAACAGTTTTTACAGGAAAAGGCCAAAGCAGTTCTGCTTTAGGCTTTTCTTTTGCAAATAAGCTTTTTATCCATTTAATCATATTATTCCCCATCTACCCAGCAAACGTCCATCCAAGACATTAATAGACACTTTTCACCATTATGGTAAATAGGTGTGAACTTCAAATATTCCTCTTTGGGATCGTCATTCATAGTGCCAAAACGAACTCTTGCGCCAACTTCTATTGGCATTGCTTCTCGTCTTTCGGATGACAATTTCTTGCCAGGCCCTACTGCGACTACTGTTCCCATATTCTCTGCTTCTTTATTGTTTACAAGAATTACAGAACTTAAAACACGAACATCTGGGCGGACTATTATCTTGTCCCCCAGAGGTTTAAAAGTTACAATTTCATCAGCCATCTCAATATTACCCTATTGTTGTGGTTATACAGCCTGTAGCCCTTTACCGAGGACTATGGGCTGTAGTTTTATTAGCAGCCGTCTTGTGCGTGTGCAGTACGAACGTGAGAATAAACTTCACGCTCACCCATATTGCCATCGTTCAATTCGCCTAACTTGCCTTCAAAGTTACCAGCGTGGGATAGTGGGCGTGAACCCATTGCATCCATTTTGCCCATAGCAACGCCACCAATTAGCTTTTGTTTGCGCTCGCCAGACATATCAGAAGCAGTAGCGCCTTTAGGTAACTTCTCACCAGTTGCGCCTTTAGCACCCTTCATTGAATCCATTTTGCCCATGATTTTTCCTTTAAGATGGGGTTAATACACTACGAATAATAATACTATTTTACGACTTTTCAAGTGTTTTTACTAGATTTATTGCGCCCTCAATATCGTGTATTCGACATATTGGGCCACCTTTCCAAGAGGCCATAAATTTTTGTTGAGCATCTGTAAATTTTGCTTTTGCATCTCGTTTTATTTCGACCAAAGCCGTTTTTGAATGTATGCCAACCAATAAGTCGGGACAGCCCCGACCAGTCGCAGACGTATCAAACACAGAACAACCAAGATCACGCAGCGTTTTAACAATAAGTGCATGATTAGAGTCAACTCTTTTCGCATAAGTCATTGATTATTTATAATACTTAGTTAAGATATGCTTACTTTACATTAAAAGAGGCTTACATGGCTGGTTATCACTTATCAGATGAAGAATGGGTTGCCGAATGGAAGAAAATAGGAAGCCCACAGAAATTTGCAGAAATTCATAAAAATGATGTCAGATCAGTATATAACCGTAGAAGATCAATAGAAACAAGATTAGGCATAGAGCTTCCTACATTTAACGATCAACGTATTGATGTTGTTAAAAAGATTAATCAAACAGAGGGGCATACAAGGAGGGGGTTTGATCTTGAAAAAGGTAGGGTTATTGTTTTTAGTGATGCTCATTTTTGGCCTGACATTACCACTACTGCTTATAAAGCATTGTTGGAGGCTATTAAAGAATATAAGCCGACTGCTATTATTTGTAATGGGGATGCCTTTGATGGCGCTGGCATTAGCCGCCATCCTCGTATGGACTTTGATAAATTACCTTCAGTCAAAGAAGAACTTGAAGCCTGTCAACATTACTTAGGTGAAATAGAAAACGTAGCTAAAGGTGCTAAGATGTTTTGGCCTTTAGGTAATCACGATATGCGCTTTACTAGCAATGTAGTTAATTTCTTACCAGCATTTGAGGGTGTGCCTGGCACATCATTGAAAGAATATTTCCCACGTTGGCAACCTTGCTGGTCTGTATGGATTAATGAAGATGTAGCCATTAAACATCGCTGGAAAGGTGGCTGGACAGGCGGTAGAAACAATGCCGTTAATTCAGGCGTAAGCATGGTTACAGGGCATACCCATGTTTTGTCTAGCATCCCTTACAACGATTACAACGGCACTCGCTATGGCGTTCAGACAGGCACTCTTGCTGATCCTAATGGCCCACAGTTCAATTACACAGAGGACACTCCTAAAGATTGGAATAGTGGCTTTGTAATGTTAACTTTTGAGCGATCTAAATTATTGCAGCCTGAAACATTCAGGGTTTGGGGCGAGGATGAAATTGAATTTCGTGGCAAAATTCATGCAGTATGAAGGCATGATGGCATGAAACTGACACCAGCTATTGTTCGTAACTTGTATAGTGCAATCTATTGCATGAAGCCATTTGATCGTTGGAATATGCCTTTGCCTGAAGAAATACAATTTATCGTGGATAAAGATCCAGCAGTTATGGGTAGTTACTTATACGATACTGGTGAAGATTACGAACATACAGTTACTATTTCGGCAGCTCGTTGTGGGCATTTGGACACGGTAATTCGTGTTTTGTGCCATGAATGTATCCATA